GGCAATGGCAGGTCTTATCAGTTACCGCTATCGAGGTCGTTACGGTTGGATAATGATAGGGGCTAAAGATGATAACGACGCTTTGAGAGAGGCTCAACGCTCAACCAGTGACAAAGTAACAATGAACAATTTACAAATATGGAAAGGTAACCAATATGAAAACATTTAAAGTATATAGCTCACAACTTGTCTATCATGTCACAACTGTCGAGGCTGAAGACAAAGAGCAAGCAATGGAAATCGCCTGGGAAGACAATTGCGATTGGGAGCAATACCATTTAGGAGATTGGGAAATAGAAGAGGTCAAAGAGGTGACAGAGTGAAAACTTATCGAATCACAATAGAGGTATGTCTTAAGGATACGGCTGACCTTTATTATGGTCATGACTTTATCGAGCAATCAATCGAGGAACAACTCGAGGCAGGTGAGTTTATAAACGAATACACAAGAGAGGAAATCACAGAATGAACAACCAACCAAAACAATACACAAACACAAACCCACCTTACCTGGATAAGGCTTGGACTTATAACCAATACAATAGCATCTTAGACAGGTTTAAGGCTATGGGTTGGACTCCACCAAGTGAAAGGGTAAAGAAATGAAAACTAAATTATTTAAATGCAAATGCGGTCATATGGCTTATTTCATCAGTCGCAGAGGTTGGCACTGTTATTGCAACAATCCACAGAAAGGATAACCAATAATGAAGATTGACGATTACAGCTCATTAGAGAGCTACGCAAAGGGTTTATTTGATGGGTATATGGGTCAGGGTATGAAACCTGAGCAAACAGGCTTAGAAGACTATTTAAAGGGCTATAACAGGGCAGTGTTTACACTACAAACTCAACCGCTAGATATAAGGGTGATTAAATGAAAACTTTTACAATCTTCAGTAGTGAAAAAGTTATTTATAGGACTGAAATTCAAGCAAAATCGTATGATGATGCTATGAACATCTTTTATAACAAAAATGTATGTCGTGGTGATTTAACTGCTGATAGTTATGAGTGTTTCGGAGTGGATAATGTTGAACAATCTAAAACAAAGGTGATTAAATGACAAACTATATTTCTAATCCGTCAAACATTGAAAACATAGCTAACAGTGAGCTAAACCAAATCAAGGCTTTTGTTAAGGGCTTAATTGCAGGTATCAAAGACACCCATAAAGAGCCTGATTCAGTCCTAGAAGACTATTGGCACGCATGGGACAATACAATAGACATTAACATTTGGATTGATGAATCAGACCCACAAAGATACTTAGCTACTTTGTATAGTGTATGGAATAACGAAATAGATTACGAAACATTTCAACGCTTAGACTATTTAACAGGTGACTTATGAGCATAACAACTGAAATCGTTGAGCTATTACAAAAGGGCAATATGACCGCTAAAGAGCTAGTGATAGCCTTAGACTTACAAGAAGAGCCTAATCTTGTGCATTGTATCCTGACAACCTTTAAGCGTAGAAAGCTACTTCAAACAGTAGGTAAAGCGGTAGAGCATACTAAAACAGGCAAATCTAGGCTTGTGTCTATTTATAGCTATATCGAACCGATTAAGCCTGTAAAATTCAGAGAAGGAAAGAATAAAAAGCGTAAGTATCGCATCAATTTGACTAAAACTAAGAATATGAACACTTTACGAGCAATGATTGTAAAATCTAACCCTCAATTTATGTTATACCAAAAGGAATTAAAACTAATATGGATAGACTAGACCCACTGAGAGATGATTTATATCTCTTATGCCAATATGATGATGATGAACCCGATAATGTGCGATATAACGCACTTTTGAAGGCTAAGATTGACCTAATGACCGAAACAGGATTAACAAGTGCCATTGATGCACTACGAAAGGCGAACAAATGATTAAAAGCTATGAATTAAGAAGTGAAGACCATGAATTGATTAGGGTTTTTATGTCCCATGAAGAAGCGGTAAAGTTTTTAACTGAGGGCGATTACTTGGTGGAAAAAAAGAGTATTCAACCGCCTAAGATTAGCCTTTATGAACAAGCTATTAAAAAGGTAGGTTATTCTCTGTTCTAAATGGTGGTTTAAACGCATTTTAAGGCACTTTATAGACGACTTTGCAATACAGTCTATACCGATGCTTAGGTATCTTAATTTTAATTGATTGTAGGAGGTTTTATGAGATGTTTATGTTGCAATGCCGCATTGACGGACTATGAGCTAACCCTTAGACATGGTTTCACTATGGAGTTTTTAGAGCTATGTCAGGAATGTATCAACTCTTTAGGGTATAAATTGCCTGTTGTTGGTCGGTCTGATTTGATGACTGAAGCAGACACAGAGCTATCGGAGAATCTATTCGATGATGATGAGGTGTCTGAGCTTGGTGATATGGAAGACGATGTCTATAAAGACTTATGGGACGAGAGGTGAGCACTTCAGGTCTATATAGTCCACTATGAAGAATCTTTATCGCTTGCAATATCAACAACCACTTAGGGATACACTTTCAAAGCATTACATTGAAGACTGTGTTGAAGAGCATTATAACGATGTATGAAAATGTTGTCAAGAACTTTATTTTTGTCTTATGTCTTGACATTTATGGATTGTCAATTAACATTCACAGTAAGTTCTTTAAAACCTTACTGTGACAAGGAGAAAATTATGATTGAGTTTATGAATATGACACCTGCTGAAGCCTATGAAGCACACAATCACTTCATATTGCACGATATGGCTGATTTATGTCTTAAAGATGGTTTTGAGCCTACGATGGAGAAGCTAATCGCTATCATCAATGAGAAGGTTGATAGGTTAGAACCAGTATGAAAGAGTTTTTTGTATTGATTGGCTTTTTCTTGTCATTTCTAGGTGGCTTTGCTTATGGGTCGTTAAACCACTATGTCGATAATATGACCGAGTGTGCATCGTTTAGACAAGGTGCTACGACATGGGTTGGCTACAGGGCTATCAGCGATGATTATGAACGCAGATGCTTTTGGATGGAAGATAGGTTTCCGAACAGAATTAAACAAGGAGTAGAAGTAAATGGAAAATAAACCAGTTGCATGGATGGAGTTGTATTATGGAGAGCCTAATAATCTTGCATGGACTAATGCTGAATTAAAAGATAGCGGTGATATTTATAAAACAGTTCCACTCTACACAGCACTAAGAAAGTTAAGTGATGATGAGATACTTTCTTTATGGCATGACTGGGGACAAATGATTACGATAGACCAACAAAGACTATCTTTTGCTAGAGCAATACTAAAGAAAGCGAGTGAGAAATGATGGACGAAGCAACTAGATTGAAGATTGAACAAGCAGACAAGATACTGAACAAGATTAAAGATGATGGCTTAGATGCTCACTTCTTTTTGTGTTGGGAAGCTCTTGAATACTTCTTATACGATGTATTGGAAGGTGAAGACTTTGAACGATTGAAGAGAAAGTTTAATATCAAATGAGTGAATCTAAATTTGTAAAGCACACACCATGTGGTAATTGTGGTTCATCAAATGCGAACAGTTTGTATGACGATGGTCACCAATGGTGCTTTAAGTGCGAAACATACACCAACCCTGATGGGTCTACTGAATTAAGGCAAAGCAAAAAAATGACACCAACAACGACAAGGATTAACTTCTATGACAATGCTACTACTAACGCTATCAATAATCGTGGTATTTCTCAGGCTACTTGCCTAAGCTATGGAGTCAAGCAAGACCCATTAGGAAACAAGCACTACTACCCTTACTATGATGCTGAAGGCACGATGGTAGCTGTAAAGACCAGAAGCGTAGCTGATAAGCAGTTCAGCATCGCAGGTGAGTTCAAAGATGCTATCTTGTTCGGACAACAGAACTTCGCTAAGGCAGGTCGTTATCTCACTATCTGTGAAGGTGAGATTGACGCTATGGCATCGTTTCAGATGCAAGGTAGTAAGTATCCTGTTGTTAGTATCCGCAATGGTGCTAGTGCTGCCCTGAAGGACTGCAAAGCCCAATATGAATACATTGATTCATTCGAGAACATCGTCATTGACTTTGATGCTGATGAGCCTGGGCAGAAAGCAGCTCAAGCAGTAGCAGAACTGTTCGGTGGCAAGGTCAAAGTGTTAAAGCACAAGAAAGGATTTAAAGATGCGGCTGACTATCTCAAGAACAACTCAGGCAAAGAATATGTTGATGCTTGGTGGAGTGCTGAGTCTTATATACCTGATGGGATTATTCAAGGTAACTCGTTATGGGAAGTGGTATCTACACCTATTGAGAAAGCTGACTGTGATTATCCATACGAAGCCCTCAATAAACTCACCTATGGCATTAGGAAGGGTGAGCTTGTCATGGTTACTGCTGGTTCGGGTCTCGGTAAATCACAGTTCCTTAGAGAGATTGTATGGCACATTCTTAACAAGACGACTGACAACATTGGTCTTATGTTCCTCGAAGAAGGAGTCAGAAAGACTGCGAGAAGTCTTATGTCATTAGCAGTAAACAGACCAATCCATTTACCAGATGTAGAAGTAACACCAGAGGAGTTAAAAGATGCTTTCGATAGAACACTTGGAACTGATAGGCTATATCTTTTCGACCATTTTGGTTCTACTAGCCTTGAAAATATCATCAATCGAGTAAGATACATGGCTAAAGGATTGAATTGTGGCTATGTGTTTCTTGACCACTTGTCCATCATTGTCTCAGGCGGTGATGTTGGTGATGAGCGAAAAGCTTTAGACGCTATCATGACAAAGCTTCGTATGTTGGTTCAGGAAACAGGAATCAGTCTCATTTGCGTATCACACTTGAAGCGTCCTGAAGCTAAAGGACATGAGGAAGGTGCAGCAACATCATTAGCACAGCTTCGTGGCTCTGGTGCGATTGCACAGCTGTCAGATATTGTGATAGGCTTAGAGCGTAACGGACAGGCTACGGACTTGATTGAGCGTAACACCACCCATGTTCGTGTCTTAAAGAATCGCTTCAGTGGATTCACTGGTCAAGCAGGTCATTTGCTTTATCAG